AGAAATGGACTGCTCTTCGTTGAAGGGACCAACTTCAAAGCGCTTAACCTCGTTATAGTTCGGAAGCATCATCCCCGAGCTGGAGATTTTTACATCCGGATTGATCGGGTTAAACAGCTTAATGGAGGTCATGTTCTCCGCCTCGTGAGCGAAGCGAAGCCCCTCTTCGATCTTGGCGAGATAATTGGAGTTCTCGACATCCGACTCGTCTTCGCTTAGGAAGCGATCAGCGCCGTAGTCGCTGTAATCGTCGGGGATGCCTTCCAAGTCCTTCAGGAGCGCCACGTCATAGGCAAGGCGAGTGACCATGCTGGCGTCGCCACTGGCAGCAATGCGCTCCCAAAGCTTCGCGATCTCAGCAGCAAGACTCTCGACGCGAGCGCCAATGATGTTGCGCCATTCCTCTAATTCATCAAGGCGCAGCGAGTTGCGGGCGACTTGCGGCAACTTGGTCCTATTCTCAATCGAGATGGACTCAACGTCCGTAGTGTTCAACAGCGCCCAGCCAAGCAAGACGTTACCAGATGGGATCATGGGCTTGGCGGGCTGTGCCGCTTCGACGCCAACGATTGTTCCAATGTTGGCGCGGCGCAGGCGTTGCATCGGAACCGCTTGCGGCTCTGTGGCCCCCGTGGTGGCGTCAATGAGGAAGTCCCGCGGCTGCGTGTCGGTCTCAACCTCAGTGCCCCATGCAACAATTGCAACCCACTTCTTATTGACGGCGGGAAGCTCCGATAACAGGTCGAACACAACATCGAATTCCGAAACGTAGACCTGCCCACCACTGTAAATGCGACCGGGCTTTACGGTGACCTCAGCCGTTCCGGATTTTACGATGGTGAACTCAACCCATCCGTATTGATCCTGAATGCCGTCTCTAACAATGTGGTCGAGTGCGGTTTTGGTGAACTCTGAGAGATTCGTCAGGTCCGCAGCCTGAAGCTCCTGCCGATCTCTAAAAATAACGCGCTTTTCCATGTCGCGTAATTTCTCCGGTTTTACAGCGTAAGAACGGTCTGCCCGGACCGATAGCCGTCCGTGGTCCTAATACCGAGCTTGGTTGTGATCGTTTTGTTCAAAGTGGTTTTCATCAAGATTTTGTCGCGCTGCGATTTAGAGCGCATTATGGCATCCCTTGCCGCGGCTAATGGCCGCATATCCGAAGCCGAAAGGCAGCCAAAAACAAATCTGCCCGCTTGCCATAGACTGCGCTTGCCGCGTATCTCTGTCGCCAGGATGGCATGATATGCGGGAAGCCCCAGGCGGAAATGATTGAGGTAGATGGACGGCCTTCGCCCATCCGGCAATCTCTCGGGGTCGTGCAAATAGATTCGGTCGTAAATTCTGAGATATGCGGTCGACTCCGGCAAATAGCCAAGCAAGAATCCCTTGATCCTATGGCGCGTTCTCGTTTTGGGATTGAGCCATTGTCCAGGCATTCCGAGAAAGATGTGGATGCCTCTGGTCATTGAGCCTTGCTCATAGACCTTCTCTGGCTTGTTGTTCATCGGCCTCAGCCGCGGCACCAACGCCCAACTGCGGACCTCGCCGCTAGGAGTCACAATCGGCTCATCAAGGCGAACCACGCTGAAGATGCGTGCGTTCGCTTCGCCGCGGATCGGAAACATCTTGCCGTTCAGATTGAACTGGCGGCGAATGCCGCCGCTCAGGAACATGGATTGCGTTTCCGTTGTCGGAACGAATCCCTGCTCATAGTTGAGCAAGATGTTTTGCATGATGTCGCGATCTTTGGGAATCCAGCGCATCCGCAGATTGACGCCGGTTGCTAGCGGGTGCGATCCCTGATCCCAATAGAAGGCGCGAATGCCTATCCTGTCGGCAGCATCCGTCTTGTACGGAAAAATGTATGAGGTCCGGTTGTTGTCGCCAAAGAACGTTTTGGGCAGCTTGTAAGCGCCGCGGGAGAAAGCGCCATACGTCCATTCCCCACGCTGAAGGAATGGGAGCAGCCTGATTTGCGGGAAGCGCGCCAGCCACACGGCGCGCTCTTCGTCGGTCATTGAGTGACCGGGGAAAGCCTTGTCAGGCGGCACATAGGCCGTTACGAGACGAGCACCAGCATATTGGAGGTAGCGCCGAATCGCGTACAGCGTGCCCTTTTTGAAGTGAAGGTGGAAGCTTTCATAGATGAGGTTGCGCTTCCGGGCTTCGGGCCATCGGTTATCCCATATGTCAACAGACATTGCCCATGCAAGCCAGGGCAAAGCCTGTGTCGGGCAAGAGGCATGACGCCACACATCCTGAACTGGCGTCGGGATGGCTGTTATCCGGCCCGTTTGTGATCCGTGCGCCTTCTCCCATCTGGTCGCGTTCGGCGGCAACAGATGGGGATAGGGAATAGGTTTGCGCTTCAGAACGACAATGAGCTTTACGCCAGCTCTGAGATGCGCAAGCCTTACATACTGTTGCACCATGACTGTCGCTTACCCCCATCGTATGGCCTACCGAGACCGCGGCCAATCAAATAGGATGACCAGCTAACCTTTTTGCCACCAATATTCACTTGCACGTCTGCCAATAGGCGCCCGTATTTGTCCCGGCCTATGTTGCTAATTTCGACCTCTTTCAGCATTTCTAGGGCGAGCTTTTTCGCTTGCTGCGCAAGCTCTCTTTCGTGCTCGCATTTCCCCCTGAGTTCCGGAGTATCGAGATTGCGTACCCGAAGACCTTCCTCGGCAATTATTCCGGGCCATATCGGGCAACGAACTTTGAATGTGTCGCCGTCATAAACTGACAGAACGGAGCACAAAAAGATGGCGGCTAAAATCATACGGACAACAATGGGTCTTCTTGGAATATATCTATGACAATATCTGTGCAGAACGCCGCCCCAACTTCGCCCGGATCAACGTCTTCGGCTGGGCTGACCATGACAACATTCTCGACGCCGGGAACGTGAGCTGCCCGAAAAATACCGGAGCGAGCTACCATCACACCAACGCGGTGGCGCTGAAAAGTGTATTCCTCTAGTGCTGCCCTAGCCTCTCTCTCAACAACTTGAGGGTCCGGGCCTTCCGCTAGGTGCAGCTCCACATGAACAGTGTAAGTCACAATGTCAGGTGGACGGACGTTGACCATATCCGTCAATGGCCTAACATCCTCTTTGCGGAGCGCTAAGCGGACTTTATCAAGCGTCTCGTCTGTTGGGGTTCCATCCCCATCGTTCACCAGGGGAACCACATCAACCGCGCCCGGATAGGGCGTGCGAACGCCAACGTCCTTAATGTTCACGTCAGCGGTCATCGCGTGGAAGCGATAAGCTCCTTCCGGTCCGGCGATAGAAAATGCCTCTGGAGCGAGCTGCACGCGCTCCCGAAGCCTTTCGTCTGACTCCCATACCGCGGGCTGATTTGGCCCTTGCGCGGGCTGAATGAGTTGTCGCCTCACTCCGTAGTAAGCCGCTAGGTGGTCAAGATCGTCCCTTTGCGCATACGCCAGCATGACGGCGCGGGCCGCGGTGTTAACCCGCGCCCGCAACAGCAGCTCGCGATAGGCAAGTACCTCAAGAAGCTTGACGCCGGGATCGCTTTCAAGCATGTGGACATCGTATTCGATGCCCATATCGTCTAGCCTTGCGATAATGTCTTCTTTTAGTTCGGCTAGGATCGTTTCGTAATCTAGCGGTTCAACTACGTTTGGCGGATTGAGTCCGGTTAAATCAACTGCTACGAATCTCGGCATTTATTTTTCCCGTACCGCCACACGTAACGCATGGCGTGCTATAGCCACGGTCGTTGGACTTGTTGCCAGCACCATGACAATCGCCGCACGGCACTTCCTTGCGTATTCTTGTGGCCCTTGCTCCAATTTTGCGCAAAGCACGATCTATGGGGTTCATATCCTGATCTTGAACTCCCGATCTGTCTCAACAATCGTGAAATCGCCTAAATGGCCGCGCGGGTAATAATCGCCAACAATATCTATGGCCATTACGCCATCGGGACCGGCTCTCTCGATACCAAGCCCCTTTAGGCGAAAGCGCGGCTCCCAACGATCAAGGGCAACGCCAGCAGCAAGCGCAACCTCAAGAACAAGGTCTCTATGCTGTGGCCGGTCGATTAGATCGGGGATGTCGGAGCCATAGTCGCGGCGCATAACACGCGTACCGGGCTTGGTGGTGAAAATATCTAGGATCGACTGTTCGACGTGACGCCACTCATTGATGGCTTTGCCGTTGTGGCGATTGATACCGTTGGAAACCGTGAAAAACATTACTCGTCGTCTTCGCTCTCAACCCTATATTCCTCGGGAAGTGGCTCATACGGCTCAATCGTCTCGCTCATCAGCTCATACTTGGCCTGCTTTTCATTCAGCTCGACAACCTCACCGGCCTTGAAGAACTTCCCGTAAATCCAAGCATCCTTTACGACGCGATACTTATGAGCGGGCGCAAACCCTGGATGGAGAAGGTGTGACATGCGATCAATCCTCTAGGAACATGAATTTCGATCCGGTTGTCGGATGCCCGCAACCGGCCTTATGTTGCTCTCGGCAAACTGGAATGCCGTTGATGAAAATAAATGAAGAGCCGTCAACCATTCTGTCCGGTTTCGGCGTATGTGGAGGCGGCATGTGTGGCTTGTTGGGATCGCCTTTTACGATCCAGCGCTTACCCTCCACATAGACAAAGTTTTGACGTTCGGAGATTTGATTGCCGCGCGCCAAGTCAACGTGTTGGCGCGCTGCACCATAAAGCGCCTTACTCATCAGCGCCCTCAATGACAGGATCGCTATACAAAACCTTAAGCATGTGAGCCTGAAGGTCCAAGCT